GAGGGATTGCTGACACGGGCGCAATACGCAATGAGTTCCTGCGCATCTGAGATACCCATATCGGCAAATTGTTCTGTTGGCTGTGAATAGGACAGTAAGCGTACATCCATCATTTTTCCTTTAGGATTTTCATTAATTTTTCTTTTTCAAGAAGGTCTTTTTCTAGTTCTATATATTGTTTACGCAATTCTTTTAACTGATCCCAACGGTCTTCTAATTCTGGATTAGGATTGAGAATGCCTAACCGATCTTCTATAGCTTCAATAGCTGCTGATAGACTTTTACCAGCTATTTTAATATCTCCGCCTTCTTTAATACTAATACCATCTGTGTCGATATTAACATTGGCAGTGGTGTTATACCAATTAGCAGTGGTTGAATAGTCTTGATTCCACGATATAGTTGATGCCGAGGTAAGACTAGAACCGTAAAGTGAAGAATCTAAAGTAATTGTGTCAATGCCGGACCCCCCAGATATACTGTATATGGGTTGTCCAGCTCCATACGGCCCGCCTAAGATAGTGTCTTTAGGATCGTATGTTGACACGTTAAGCTGCCTTGGCTTCTTTACGAGCGTTCTTCTCTGCTGTGATTTCATTGCGGCGAGCTTTGATCAACTTGCCTGCTTCTGCTAGAGCTTTACGAGCACGAGTACCAGCGGCCGAATTGCCACCTGTAAACTTTGCATCTTCCGCTAAAAATGTATCCATTGCTGCTTTTAATTGTTCTACTGTGTTTGACATAATGTTTTCCTTTTGTTATGTGCATTTACTTATAAAAGTAATTGGTGTGGTCGGTAGGTTTCGAACCTACAAAGGCTACGAACTATGTCAGCGCCCCTTCCCCTTTCTCGACTATGGGTCGAGCGGGAGCTTTGCCAATTTGCTCACGACCACAAGTATATTATATAATCTTTGTAAAATTAATTCAACATATTTTTAATCATTATCTGCACTATGCTACCAATAAATTGCATATATAACACAGTACACGGAGAAATATGAATAGTAACAAGTATGAATTTGGTATTTTAGGATATGGTTATGTTGGAAGAGCCACACACTTTGGACTTCTAAAAAATCAACCTATTGCAATACACGACACATTATTAGGTACATCGATATCCAATTTAAAAGATTCAAAATTTATTTTTGTTTGCATTCCAACGTCAACTGATCGTGATATCGATACAATGATAGATACAATGAAATTATTGATATCTCAAAATTCTCAATGTCAACTAATTGTTAGAAGCACACTCCCGATTGGTAGTTGTGCAAGAATTGAGAATCAGTTAGGTATAAAGATTTTTTATATTCCAGAATTTTTGAGAGAAAGATTTTGGGAAGAAGACTGTCAGCGACGTCCGCTAATAATTGGACACAACGGACTGACAATTCCTAAGTGGTTAACAGCTGAACAAATTACAGAATGTTCTACCCAAGAGGCAGAATTAGTTAAAATGTTTTCTAATAATTTTGCAGCAGTTCGAATAGCGTTTGCTAACTTGTTCTATGACATGTCTCAACAAGTTGGTGCAGATTATGATCACATTAAAACAATGTATACAAGTGTAGCACACGATCAAACATATATGGAAGTTCCGGGGCACGATGGAACACGAGGGTTTGGTGGTAAATGTTTACCTAAAGATTTAGATTTTATGATCAACACATTAGATTCCTACAAATTAGACAGTCAGTGGTTTAGTAATATAAGAGAGTTAAACAAAAAATGGCAAAAAAAGTTTTAGTAACCGGTGCTGCTGGATTAATAGGTAGAGAACTTTGCAAACAATTGTCTTCGAATTTTACAGTTGTTGGGGTTGACAACGGTTTTCGATATCCAGAGGTTGAGTCTAATTTTGAAATTATTCAGCAAAACTTAATAGATTATTTACAGACAGTAGATAACGACTTTGATTTTGTTTTTCATATGAGCGCAATTAACGGAACAAAATATTTTTACGATATTTCTAATCAACTAATTGAAAATAATATAACGTCTGATCTTGCTGTATTTAATTTTATGCAGACGAACCCTAAAAGTAAATTAATCTACGCCAGTAGTAGCGAAATTATTGCAGGCACCAACGAATTACCAACTCCTGAATCAGTCGACGTAACCATTAAAAATATACATAACCCAAGATGGAGTTATAGATTAACAAAAATGCTGTCAGAGAATTACTTAATGAACAGTCAATTAAATTTTTTAATTATTAGATTTTTTAATGTGTTTGGAAAACATTCAGGCACTGGACACTTTATTAAAGATATAATTGATAAACTTGACAATGAAGATTATTCTTTAATTGGAGCTAATGAAACTAGATCTTTTTGTAGGGTTGAGGATGCAGTTGACGCAGTTATACAGATATACGATCGAGTATCGAACAACGTAATTAATGTGGGCAGTGATGAAGAAATTTCAGTTTTTGATGCAGCTAACATTATTGCTCAACAAAAAAATAAAACAGTTACTTGGACTTTATTAGATTCAAAGTTGGGCAGTGTTACGAGAAGAAATCCTTCTTTAAAAAAATTATTAACATACTATCCATCTTTTAAACCAATGCGGTTTAAAGACGCAGTTGCTGACCTATGACAAATTTTCAATCGATACCGTTTGCGAAAATAGTTCGTTTTGGACAACGCACTATGATAGATCGTCCATTATTTTCCACTAGTTGGATACTTGGAAGATTTTGTAATTATAATTGTAGCTATTGTTGGCCGTATGCTAGAAGTAACGAAGTAGATCATCAAAGTCTTGATGTTTACAAATATACAGTAGATGAAATTAAACGTCAGGCACGGGCTAATGGATTCAATCAGTTTCACTGGAGCTTCAGCGGTGGCGAGCCAACTGCTTATAAACAATTACCAGACTTGGTAAAACATCTAGACGAATTAGAATCTAAGTATCAAAGTATACATATGACTACTAACTTGTCACCGGGTAGTAAGTGGTGGAACACTTGGTGTAAGAATACTGAGATGTTACAACGCCGCAGTATCACAGCCAGCTTTCACGATGAGTTTGCCAAAGAGCAAGAGTTTGGCGACAAGTGTTTACAGTTACAATATGAACTAGTACACGTTACTATCAATCAAGTAATGGTACCTGAAAAGTTTTACGAACTATATGAACGTATGGAACGTTTCTATAAACGTGGAATCAACGTAACACTCAAGCCGCAGAGTGATCCTACAGCGAGTGCGGTTGTAGATGGTTATACTGAAGATATGATACACAAGATGCAGACAGGATTTCCACAACGTGCTAATGGCGAGGATACCTATCAAATAGCACTATACGAAGCAGATGGTACAGAACACTTGTTTGATCAAGCAGAAAGATTTAATGCGTTTGGTTTTAATAAATTTACCGATTGGACTTGTAATGCTGGATATCAAAGTGTTATAATAAGAGGTAACGAAGTTAAACGTAGCTATAGCTGCCACGACCAACCTCTCGGTACATTAACTGAAGGATTTGATCTGTTTAATCAACCTGTACTGTGTACAACACCTAGTTGTGTAAGTTCGGCAGATTCAAAAATACCAAAATGCAAATAGATACAGAACACTTACATTATTGGATGCAGGCCGTCCGACAAAGTCCAGACCCTATGCGGACTTTAGATTCCTTTTGGCAAGGACAAATAAAAAGCAAAGAGTGGCTGATTGAGAATCTTCGGAAAAATATCAATAAGGTAGTTAGTGTTGATATACACGGTGGATGGAATGGAGTATTGGCTAGTATGTTATTTCAAAGCAATATCTATATCACTAATATTCGTAGTGTAGATATCGATCCTACTTGTGAGCCGATAGCAACGATGATGAATAAGAAAGAAGAAATGGCCGGAAGATTTCGAGCAGTCACTGCAGATATGTGTGCTGTTCGTTCGGATGCCGATGTTATTATTAATACCAGCTGCGAACATATTACACAAGAACAATACGATCTGTGGATAAGTGGTGTGCCCTACAGCAGTTTAATTGTGCTACAGAGTAATAATTATAACATTGAAGAACATGTAAGAATTGCAAATAGTCTAGAACATTTTGTAGAACAGAGCCAATTAGAAGTAAAGTGGTCCGGCGAACTTAAACTGCCGATGTACACAAGATACATGATCATAGGAACAAATAGATGACAAAACGAATTTTAATTATGGGATTACCTGGTTCAGGTAAAACAACATTAGCTGAAGAATTAAAGCATCAGTTAGTTGCTGCCAATAAAACATTTGTACATTTTAACGCCGACGAAGTCCGAAAAAAATATAATGACTGGGACTTTAGTGAGTCTGGACGTATCCGACAAAGTATTCGCATGAGAGAATTAGCAGATTCGTGCCCTGAATTTGATTATGCAATATGCGATTTTGTTGCTCCCTTAGTAGAGATGCGAAACAATTTTAAAGCAGACTGGGTTATATGGATGGATACAATCCGTGAAGGACGATACGCAGACACTAATGCTATGTTTCAAGAACCTAATATTTACGATTTTCGTATTACAGAACAAGATGCTAATAAATGGGCAGAGTTTATTGGCGAGCATATTATAGAAAATCGTCGTAGACCTACCTTTGACTGGCGAAAAGAAACTGTACAAATGCTAGGCCGTTGGCAACCTTGGCACGACGGACACCGTGCGCTGTTTGAACGATTAATACAACGCACTGGGCAAGTGGTTATTCAAATACGTGATGTTCAAGGATGGCAAGGTAGCAATCCATTTGAAGTAGATCGAGTCAAGGCATTTATACGTCGAGACCTAGATCCTATCTATCAAGGGCAGTACGAAATACAAGTGGTACCTAACATTGTGCATATTGGCTGGGGTCGCGGAGTAGGATATACTCACGCAGAAGAAACATTTGACGACAGCATCACAGACATCAGTGCTACAAAGATTCGTCGAGAGCTGGGCCTTAAGTGAACAAATATCACATTAGATTTAATACACAACACAATGGATCAGGTCTGTGCTGGCGTATTTTTGAAAATGGTCAAGAATATTTGGTGCGCAGTTTCAAGATAACTGCAACTACCTTTGATGAAATTACTATAGAAAACGGTGTAGAAAAATGGAATTTATGTTGTCACGGATATATGACTATTATTGATAATCGTGCGGTAATTAGGTAAGGTATTAAAATGCAAAATTTAATATTTTCTACAACCAGTAAAGAAATAAAAAAACTCAATTTTATCAAAACTGATCCTGATATTGACAGCAATTTTTATGGAACTGATACTAAACAGTTATTTGAAACAAATTTAAAAACTCAAAAAGACGATTGGGTTTATCGAACACAACCAGTAAAATATTCAGTTAATTCAGATGGCTATAGAACAAAAGAATTTAAAACAATTGATTGGACTAACTCGATAGTTGTATTCGGGTGTTCGGTAGTTTTTGGTACAGGAGTTGATGATCAACACACTATACCAGCAATGATTGAACAACAATCTGGAATATCTACAATCAATATGGGGATAGGCGGATCGTCGATGATGTCTTCTTTTCATAATTCTGTAATACTAAATCAACGACATCCACCCCCACTGGCAATAGTTCATTTGTGGACTGATTATTCTAGAACGGTTTATTACTATAAAAAATATGTAGAACATTATGGAGCCTGGGATATTAAAGATAACAACTACATTTATCATTGGAACAAAGACGAAGAACACTCAAAATGTCAAGCATTATTTGTACAAATGGCCAGTAGACAAATATGGAATGGCCGTACAAAATACTATGAAGCTAGTTTATTTTCGGAAACACAAAAATTATTAGGTTGCGATAAAATAAATGACAGGTACGACAAAGCAAGAGATTTAATGCATAACGGTATCGAAACAAATAAAAATGCAGCTAAACAAATTTTAGATAATTTGAAATTATAAATGCAAAGATGTTCAATTAAAATTTCTAATTTAAATGCGAATTACCAAGACTATAAAGAATTTGATTCTGTAGTTGAGGAAATTCTATTTTTAAAATACAGTGAAGAATTTATTTTTGAGTTTGATGTGTGGTGGAGACAGGCCATGATTGACTATAGAGTAAGAACACGCTCTCTATATTCAAAAAATTGGGATTCCGCATCAAAGTCATCTGTAATTATTTGGGAAACTCCTAATCAAATAACACCGTTTGTAGATTATTTTTTTAATCATGAAATGTTTTTAAAATTTAAAAATGCATTAGAAGAAAAAGATTGGGTCTTTGATAAGGCAATAATTGAACTATGAAACCAGTAATGTTATATACTCTACCGAGAACACGAGCCACAGTGCTATTTTATGGGTGTCGTAGAGCTATTGTTAAAGGCGAGGTTTTTTCTAATACTGACTTTAATCTAAATGAAGATGGTATTAAAAAAGCGTTCTATAAAATTGACGATCCGAATACAGTATTAAAAATACATGGATCACACATCAGTAGATCACCAATTGTGCAAGAATGGTACAGCAAATCTTTAGATTCTAAAACATATGACATATTTGTTGTTGAACGTCCGGATAGACTAAACACATTTTTAAGTCTTATCCTTGCAGAAAAATTTGGATATATTAAAGCAGAGGAAGTTGATCCTTTTGAATTTTTCGTAACCGAAAATGACATAGAAAAAATTAAAGATGAAATATCCGACTATCTCAAATACTATCCAACTTATGGTACAGTAATTAATCTAGAAAGTTATCCTCAGGATTATTTTGATCCCTTTTTAATGAATACCGAAGATCAAGAAAGTTATAAAAAATATCAATATATTAAAAACTTCGATTGGACGGTAGATCAAATACAACAGATTCTAGCTTCTGTTGAAAATAATTGGCAACAAAAAATTAGCAACTTAAATACACACATATGATAGAATACGGAATAGTTAAATGGTTTAATGATGCTAAAGATTATGGATTTATCTTGTCTGATAAAGATGGATCCTCTATTCTAGCAGAAAAATGGAATATAAAAGCAGACCCTCAGGTACTGTTTGAACTTCAGCAGGTTTCTTTTGAAAGAATAGAAACAGAAGAAGGTAGTAAAGCTATTAACATCAGCGTGCTCTCCTCAGTGATTGAACACAAACATTTAGACATTCCAAGAATAAGTGTCTTTGATAATCTATTACCTATAGAAGTATGTAACAGTATTATTGAAAGACATTCTAGAAACGGAATGAATCCTAATTCAGGAAAACAATCTAGACAAGAATCTTTTCAACAGGTAACAGAATTAGTAGAAAATAGAGGAATAAGTTTAGGAGTAGATCCCTATCATTATGATATATTAGCAACGGCTATAGTCAGCTCTGCTAAAATTCCGTATAGTCACATAGAAGCTATCGACATCTACAATTATCCGGTAGGTAATTATTTAGATTTGCATCATGACTACCCTTACGATTCAAAACAAATTAACTATTATAGATATGGCGGAGATAGAGTAGGTACAGGAATTTTCTTTTTAAACGACGACTTTGTAGGAGGCCAAACAGCCTTTCCAAAATTAAATGTTGAAATTCAGCCCAAGGCAGGATCGTTTTTATATTTTGAACAAGGGTACGATGAAGCCACTAACTGGAGTACCATTCATGAGAGTAGATTAATTACTCAAGGTTGTAAATGGATTGCCAGTTGTTTCTTTAGTGATCAGCCTAGAGTAGGCTATAAGGTAAGAGACTTTGACTGATATTAGCAACTGGACTCCTTTTCTAAAAATTGATGAATCGGGCGAACGCTGCATGGCTCAACAAACCTACGAACCTCTATTCAATAAAGAACGTACAGTATTCTGTGCTAACTACGATTGGCAAAACGGTTATCAAAGAATAGAAGAATCTCATAGACCATTGTATACCAAAGAAGCTGTAGATTATTTTTTCAATCAAGAAGTTGATTATATTTTAAAATATCAGGCGTTGTCTTTTATGCCGACTTTGTTAGACATAGATTACAATGACAGAAAAATATTTTTTAAATGGAACGGCGAAACTTGTAATGAAATAATTTATACAGGAAAAAAATTAGAAGATTATTGTCCTAATTGGAAAGATCAAATTAGAAATATTGAATTAGGATTATTTTATCTCGGAACTTACAAATTAACTATGTATCCTCATTGTCATTTTATTGATACTGATGGAATTATGAAAGCGATCGATTGGTATGGTTGTATTTCTGTTGACCAACCGTTAGTAGAAAGTAAATATATGGACGGTATTATTCATAGTTCTGCAAAATTTAGATTAGAAGAAACTGGCGCTATCATTGACAACAAATATAATTTAGAGATTATGTGCAAAAGATCAATGCAAGAACATGTAAAATGGGGTAACATTTCTTTAGATTACATCGCTAAAGAAATATTTGGAGAATAAATTGTCTGTAAAGTATGTAGGGTCTACAAAAAATATTATCGATTGGGACGCAGTTATTAAAAACATAGTTCCAAAATCAGGCGACTTTAATACACCAAACACCGTTACTGATCGTGTTAACAGCGACCCAAATGCAATTCTCAGCGATTATGATAATATAATGAACACCTGGAAATCTGCTGACTATAATTTTGCACATATAGAATGGTATGATTATTATCCAGGTGAACATTTTGATTTTGAAGTGCAAGACAAATTTGCAGAATTAGTAAATGCTAAACCTAAAAGAGTTTTTGTTTCTGAAGTTTGGCCTGGATATAGCGTACCTTATCATTGGGATGTAGAGGACAACGAACAACAATGGTTGTCGGAGGGCCGGTTAGTTAGGTTTGTATGTTTTATGCAAAAGTCAGAGTTTGGTCACGTTTTTATTTTAGACAAAGAACCGTTTTACAATGTTCCGCAGCACGAAGTATACGAATGGGGACATTATAGAAATTTTCATTCTGGAAGTAATTCGGGAGTAGAGCCATATTATCTTTTTCATTTTTTAGGAATAGCAAATGATTAGATATATTGGAAATTGTAGTGCTGTTATAGATTGGAACAAAGTTATAAAAGAATTAGAGTCTTGTGAAAATCCAGGATATGGGCCAACACACAAAGAAGGAGATCCTATACCCAAGTTATCGGAAGTTACAGATCTTTGGAAAAAAGCTGGGTATAAAACTAAACAACAGGGTGGCAGTACCCATTGGGATATGTTTTTTCCAGGTATACATTATGATAAAAGTATAGAAAGTAAATTTGTAGAATATTTTAAAATTGAAATATTCGAAGGTTCGTGGATTAGTAGAATATGGCCCGGGTATTTTGCTCCTATGCACTGGGATGTACACGACGAAGAAAAAACTTTACTTACAAGACCAGACATACCGAGGTGGCATTGTCATATAGGAAAACCAGAGTTTGGTCATATTTTTATAGCAGACAATGAGTTGTTTTATAATAAAAATCAAGGTGACACATTTGAATGGAGTTCGAGAAGATTATGGCACGCTGGCAATAATGCTGGTTTAGTTCCTAAATATCTTTTCAATATATACTAATATGAATGAAAGACCAGTATTTACAGATCCCTTTTACATTGATAAGTTTATGGAAATACAACAACAGAACATTGTGTTGTATAAAACTTTGTTAAAGATAGCTGAAGATCCAGAATTAAATCGGGCAGTGATTGAAAGATTCGGTGAAGACTATTTTAAAATTCTAGAACAATGTCCAGCTTAACTTATTGTAGAATCGATTTATCGAAAACTAACTATGAAAAATTAGACAATGCAGTAATGTTTGTCTATCCACCTGTGGATAAATTGCGTACTATCTATGAAAAATATTGCATACACAAAAATTTTACCAGTGTGATGCCTTTGTTTGATTCTTTTTTTATAGATAGAACTATAGATATCTGGGGTTATTTAAACAGAGAAAAAGAATTAGTAGCATTCAGTATTGTTAAAAGGCACGATGAAAAAAATGCGGAAAGTTTACAATTCGCCTGGGACTATAACAATCCTGAACTAAAATTAGGTTATGAAAGTTTAAAACATGAATGCACGGTCTATAAAACCTTAGGCTATCAATACCTTTATCTTGGAGAAGCCGGCACTTACAAAAGCAAACTTCAAGGTTATGAAGTTTTGGGAAATCTCCAAGTCACCACTGAGTCGTAAAACTCTTTGCTCCAATTTTTATAGTATCCTTTAGACTTCAATACTTCAGCAGCCTTGTTAAGTTTGTCTAACGGTTGACACAAAATTAGATTGTATTTTCCATTATTAAATGTCAGAGTGTCTAAAGTTTCTAATATGCTAACATGATCTTCTAAACAACCAAATCCTAGAGGAACATATTTTTCGTTAATAATTTCAACGTCCTCTACTAACTTGTTTGGACTTACATCATCATCTAACACTAAAACTACTACATCTATTTCTGTATTCCATGCATCGAATAGATCGTCTATGTCTTTAATATAGTTTTTTGATCTTTGAAATTTAACTTTATTTTCATTTAGTGCTGCTCGGGCATACGGACAGCTTGGTAAATTGTTTAATATTGATTCTGGTTTACTAAGAACATTGTTAATCCATGCACTTAGATACTGTTCATAGTCCGTAGTCATTTTGTCCGCCACGTCTTGCTACATCTAAGGTTAAACAATGCCAGCCGCCATCCCAGAAAAATCTATGCCTTAATGGACAGACAATAGGAGTGATACCTTTGCTTTCTAATAAAGAAATTAATCTAGGACTATTACTGTTAATTACTACATGTTTTTCGTCTATAACTAAACTGTTAATATCAAAAATAGTTTCTTCAACAAATCCGGTCCAGTTAGGAAGGAACGATTCTACAAAATGTGTAAACTCGTCATTCTGCTCTTCTCCAGGAACCCACCATTTGCCTTTGTTTTTTTGTCTTAGGTTTAACCACTCACGCACACCGTCCCAACGACTATCGTTAAAGAATATAACTTCCCAATTCTTAAATGCACCCTCTTGTCCTTTAAACCAAGGACCAGATACTACTAAACCAGGCTTAAGCACTGTGAAAATACTGTCATTGTGTCCACCAAGATTAAGTGGTTCATATTCAAATATAGGATACTTGTCTTGTAAAAACTCTAATAGTGTCGGAGTCTGATTTAAGTCAACCAGACACTTCTTGCCAATCCTAGTTAGATTAGGACTGCAAAATCCTTGTAAGGTATGTTCTTCTATTAGTTGTTGTTTTTGATCTTGGGTAAAGTCGGCAATACCATTGCCTAAGTTTCTATCTTTGATATATCTATCTAAACATTCTTCCGTTTGATAAAATTTGTAGTTTCCGTTGTAGATACTCAAGTCTACTTGATCCTCTCCAAACCATTCCACAAACTTTTTAGTGTAACCGGCCACTTCAAATGTGTTATCAGTAACTAAAATTTTGTTACCCATGGTAACTGCATCATCACGAACCTGTAATGGGCTTGTTGGTATTAGGCTGTCTTTAACAAAAGCTGGATTGTCACTGCCGTAACCTAATTTGCCGTTGACGTCTACATAGTCAAGTATGCTGTCTTTATATCCTAGCTCTTTAGGTGATGCTTGAAACACTGTAACATTGTGAGATTTTAATTGTTGTTTAAAGTATTCAATATCTTCGTTGGTTTCGTCGACGATTCTTTTAAGCACGTCTGCAATTTTTTTATTTTTTACACCGTCAAAAAAACTGCTGTCGTAGATACTGCCTACTACAATAGCTTCTAACGGTTGAAATTCATCCCAACTATTAACTTTATGCATCCGGCCAGTCTCTATAATAAGCGTGTTGAAGATTGTCAGCAAACTGATTAAAACTTTGATGTTTACTTTCTAGTTCGCCCTCTAATGGTGCTACTCTTTGAAATGCGTTTTCTAACTGCGTCATGTTTTGAAATTCCATCATTACATGCCATTCGGGAATATCCATACTACGGAATCCCATTTTACAACGAGTAATGCGATAGCTAACCATTTTGTCTTCTTGAACTAAATGATCTAAAAAGCCTCGCATATTTTTAACCCAGGCTAAATCAGAAATTTCGCCTTTTTTGTCGCACCATACGTGATAAATGTCCATGAGGTATTTAACTTTATTTTGTTTTGGTTAAAGGAATATCGGCTGCACAGGTACACCAATCTCTAGTACAGGCTATAGGCTGTAATTGCTCAGTAAATGTTCCGGTGTAAATATTTCCTAGACTACCGCCCACCCTACAAGTAGCTCTGTAAACTTCGCCGTCCCAGTTGATCATTAGACTTTCTATGCCGGCATTGCATTGCCACCCTTTGAATTGATTCAAATTATTTTTAATAACATCGTTGGCATGAATGATTTGAGAATCGTCTATTCTACAGTTAGGTTTAACCGTGGCGTCGTGGTCTAATATCCATTGTAGGTCGTTGCCGTCGTACCTCATATCATCAAAAACATTATGATCTCCTTCAGTCCAGCGAATTCTACGAATAGCATATTTGATTCCAATTTCATCAAACTTTTTAACAACTACTTTTACATTGTGCATGTATTTGTGATGAGCCATTATATTAACAAAAAAGTCTCGTTCTGTGCTGTCGTAAAATTTTAGAATTGTGTCAAAAATCCGAGTCCAGTCTTGTTCAAAGTGTAGACTAAAAACTAGATGATTAAAAAACATTTCGTTATTAAGATACCATTGATAGCCTCTAGTTCCGTTGGTTGTTAAATTAACCCAGAATATATCTTTACGTTTAAAGTATTCTAGTAGATCCTCAATGTCTGGATGAACACAGGGTTCACCACCTGTTAGACTAATACGTAACGGCTTGTCTAATTCACATAATCGATCTACAGCTTTTTCTAAAATATTAATATCTGTATGCGGACTAAAATTATCGTGTATATCAGCAGGACAATAACCGCAGTCGTAATTACAGCGTTTGCCTAAATTCCATTCGACTTTTAATTGATCTTGATGTGGCCACACACTGGTTATTTTAAACATATGGTTTAAACTCTGGAGTGACATCTGTAAAACTTTGATCTCTAGTTTTGTCTAATCTGTGATTAAATTCAACACAGTCCTTCCACTTATCGTGTTGATCTTTGGCCCACATATAGTTAATGATACCATCTATCTGTTGGTTTGTTAAATCCAACAACATAGGATGTTCTTTAATTAATTTAAAGTCACTTAATTGACTTCTAATTGAAGTTAATTTACGTTCTATTTCTACTTTTAGATCTCGAGGTAATGTTTGAATACTAAGAACATTGGGATATTGAACCATGTTGGTATAGAATACAATTCCTAAGTCATCTAAAAAGTATTTGATCATTTTATCTAGAACCATGGCATTGCTTACTTGAACAGCCACAGCGCCAACAATTCGACTTATGTTAGGTATTGTTTGTATTTGTTTAATATTATTAACTAACTCGGCCCAACTAGCGTTACCTCTAATGTATTCATAACTAGTACCAATGCCGTCGATGCTGACATTAACTGCTACAGATTTGAACTTTGACCAGTATTCCCAAATGGTACGATTGCTTTTTCCTAATGTAGTTAGATTGGTTGCATATTTAATTTCTATTTGATGACCGTATGGAGCCAACATGTCTAGAATACGATAGTGTTGCGGATCCATTAGAGGCTCGCCACCAGCAAATTCTACACGTCTAAAGTGCGGCAAGTTTTTTTCTAAACTAATCCACCATTCTGGATTATCTTCAAACTTGTCTAGCAACGGTTTGTTCTCTAAATTGTGTTCTTCAACAAGATTGTAGATAACCTGCCCTTCACCTTTGTAAAAATCTTTAACTTCACCCCAGTCATTCCAACTGGTACTGTCCCCAGGATGGCACATTCTGCATTTTAAATTACATAAGTTGTTTAGTTTGATTTCCATAGTAGGAATTTCAAAAGGCATTGTAAAGTCATGAGCCATTTTTCTTACAGCGTCTGGATACAAATTAATGCGGGCCTCAGGTATAACTCCAGCAATATGTCGCTGACGTAGACTTTCTACTCCCTGATCTTCTAAATTAAAACAAGGAGCACATTCCGACGGCCGTTCTCCACGCAATACTTGTCTGCGAATACGTTGCATGGCCTCACCGTTCCAGTGATACTCTAAAGGTGCGTCTTGAATAAAACCAATAGGATGACTGCGACAGCATACTTGTATAGCACCATCTTCTCTAGTTGCTAGGCCTGTAAAAGGATGCATACAAAATGTTTTACTTTGATTGTTCAATGGCCCATGTCCTTTCTTTACACCAAAAACACTTGCCGCATTGCGGAACAAATTGTTTTGGAATGTATGTTCTATAATCTAATCCTTCAAACTCGCCTTCGCAACTACGAGTTAAATCAAATAATTCGTGAATGCCTAACCGTCTATATTGTTTTAGCACCCACGATTTATCAACAAATCGAAACGGATGACTTGCAATTCGTTCCATATGTATCATAAACTCTAAATGTTTATTATCCTCGGAGGGAATTAAATCACGTTCTGACATTCCCTTGACTTCTAAATGTTTTGGATTACAGGTAACAGCATTATAGTAAGCATCTATATTGTGCTTATGACAAATATATTCAGCATAGGCACGTTGTTGAATATTATCTCCCGATACTTTTTTTCCATATTCATCTGTTAACGTAGGACCAATATTTCCATACTCTAGTTCGGGGGCAATAAAATTAATGTGTCTAACAAATGTTGCATGGTAAAATTCCTGGGACAACCAGTTATATACATTGTCAGCATCAACTTGTTGCCACGGACGAGTTTTCCACATACGTACATGATTAATTATGTGAATTTTTACAGCAGTGTCTTTAGCTAAGTTGCAAATTAAGTAGGCAAGCAATGCGCTGTCAGCACCGCCACTTACGCTGATAGCAACACTATTCCAACTTTTATCAAATGGAATTTTTACTCCATCTACATCGTAAAAATTCATGTGTCTAAGTACCTTATCAGCGGACTAATCCCTACCGGTTGTCCATTACGTATGGCAAGATGTATGCTGTGCGTAGGAAGCAAATTAAAATCTCTACAGACTTTATAATAATGATCACTGTGAGTTAACCACAAATAGTCTGAAGGAAGGTGACGAATAAAATGTAGACCAATCTTGACCAATGCACGATTATTCATATGAAAATCGTTCATTATAGTAATAGCATCGGCATTGGTATCCTTGGTCCAACGCAGTCCTATCCTATTCCACCCGAGACCAAGACCTTTGCTAAGACTGATGCCAACGGATCTAATAACGTCATTGCTAAAGTCAAAAGTAATGTCACGGCAACAACTAACCCAAGCACCGTCAATATGTACTGCAATGTTTTTAATTTTACATTCATGTAAAACTTCCTCTATATCACGATGTGGAGCACCAATGCTAGGAAACGGCATTGCTATAATTAAAGGAATATCTGGAATTAGCGAGCCCACATCTTTGACATACGCTAATCCTAATCTTTCGTGATATCTATAATCATCACGTAATACTTGTACAGGGCCTTGCATATAAATGTTGTCAATAAATTGAGTGCATCCATTTATGATGTCTTTTCTAGTAAAACTATCCAGACCGGTTAATGTATTAAACGGTGAGGATATTATCCACTGCTCCATTTCTTTTTTAAAATTTTCATAAACAGTATCGCTGATATCGTTATCTAATTTACCAGATAATACATCGTTTATAATTGATTCAATTTTCTTATCAGATAGAGGACCTGGTCGCTCAATTTGCAACCACTTTTCATCATAACTTGGAGCTATCTTAACTCTTTCCATATAAGTATTTAGATGCTTGAACAACTCGACATAAAATTTCCTATTGTACCAATCATCGAACAGGTGCAGTCAATGAGCTTTGAAAAAAGACTGTACCTTAATCAAACAACCGGTCCGTTATTTGCTGGCCCGTATTATATCAAAGAAGAATTTAAAAATACTCCGTTGGGCAATGTATTAGAATCTCTAGGAACCATCGGCGAAGCTAGGTTATTAAAACTAAGTAGTGCTGAAAGTTACACAGCCCACTCCGACCCAGATGATAGACTTCACTTAGCTATTATAACAAATCCCTATTGCTATTTGCAAGACCTTAGCAACCAAAAGATGTATCATATTCCAGCCGACGGAAACTTATGGAAAATGGATACTGGTCAAATTCATGTTGCTACTAATTTTGGAGGCCGAGATCGCATACATCTTAATATTCGCGTACCTCTACCTGCATTTAAATATCCGGGGGTTTTAATATCAATGGATGGGGGAGAATATGATTGGAAACAAGAACTTCATATTAGTTTTATGAGTTATCTAAATCGAGCAATAAAGTCTGGACTTGTTACTGGTATCGAAAAAGTAAGTGAGCGTGAGCTGCTGTTAAATGCACCTCAAGAAGTTATAGATACAATTACCGCAGCCGTAACATCTAAAGGTTTTAAAATTACAGTTAGAGATGTATCAGAAGTGATCTCTCTCTAAAAACTGATCTCCAGGTTTTGAAATAGTTTTACTTTCACCGCATATTCTTGCACACATTATCATTTTCTTTTCGTTCCAATGTGTGTTCCAAACAGTTTGCCATTCGTAACTATCTAACACCGATTTAATTCCTGTCGTAATTGCACTTAGTTTGTTAATACCACCTAAGTCTAAAATTAAATCTTCATATTGTCGTTTAATTTCTTGACGTAGTCCTAGGTCAATATTTTCGTCATCGTATTGTGTATAAGGAATACTAGACACCCAGCAGCAGGGCATGATATTTTTTTGTGCATCGATGTATATTTCTTTAGATTCTAACACTTTGCATTTTATTTCCAAAGGCATTATTGTTTCTTTATAGGACGCAATCATTTCTTTACTAATAAAATGCATTTTGTTATCAGACGGTGGCTCTATATAATGAGTTGTTTCACCTTGTTTGTTGAGGACTTTGTATTTGGGTTCACCTAAAAATCTACTAGAGTTTTTTAACGTAAAATGTTTAAATCCTAACGCAACTGCTCGTTGACGGGCTTCTTCACCTTGATGTTCGTTGTGTTTAAATTTAATAAAACACCATTCGGCTATGCCTCCTGCATCAATAAATGCCTTGGCATTTCGAATAACCTGCTCGTAGGTAGTGCCAATTCGATATAGATGATGAGTATCTTCTAAACCGTCTAGTGCAAATACTACAATGTGTTGGTCAGGCAGTGCCAAGGAAAGCTCTTGCCACCATTTGATATTTCTTGCACCGCCATTGGTGTGTATGTGTACTCGCAGATTTGGTTTATGATCACGCAAATATTGACACATACCAACTAGGTCTGTGTTAAGGATAGGGTCTCCAAAATTACCACAGAAATAAACTCCTTCTATTACCGCAAGAACTTCTTGGGTAAAAATATTCTTAAACTCATCAAGGGTCCAACTGGTATTAACCACTAGCGGATTGTTTATACCGCCGTGATAGTTTCTAGCACACATCGGACAACTAGCCTGACACATGTTAGTAATTTCTAAGTGGATGGTTTTTAGTTCTTCAAAAGCAAACATTGATTAAAATGGATCCAATAAATATGTGCTACTATTTACAGGAATTAACAATGAAGTGTTGTATTACTGGTCATACTAGAGGACTAGGCAAAGCTATTAATGATTACCTAGTGGTTCAAGGTTGGACAGTTATCGGCTTTAATTCCTCGACCAGTCTAGATAGAATTGTTGAGATATCAAACAACTGTGATCTATTCATCAATAATGCCTATGGAGATGGAATCCAAATAGAATTATTAAATCAACTATACAACTCTGTGGGTAAAATGATTGTGTGTGGATCAGTAGTCACCGACTTTCCAGACCCACAATTGCCCGTTTATACACACCACAAGAAAGAATTAGAACAGAGATTTTTAGAAGTTGCTGATACCGCTAATTCACAAATGCTCTTGCTGAAACTGTCCAGCGATGCCTACAACAATCCACAGTTGGTTTTACGATCCATTAAGTTTTGGTTGGAAACCCCACAAATTAAAGTAATAACATATGTTGCCAAAGAGGAACCAAATAGATGAACAAAAAAATAATCATTACCGGGCATACCAGAGGCATTGGCAAAGCCATATACGATAAATTTAAAGAAATTAGTTGTAGAGAAATTGTAGGTATGAGCCGCAGTAACGGTTACGATTTAGAACAAGACTTTGACAAAATTGTTGCCGAAGCAGAAGGCTGTGAGATGTTTATCAATAATGCTTACTGCGAACAACAACAGTTGAAACTAGTTGAAGCACTCAAGGACAAAGTCGACATGATGGTTGTGATGGGCAGTGTCAGTCGAATGTACCCGGAATTGATTCCTACAGAATATGTGGCCAACAAACAGGCTCTAGCAGAAGCCTGTAGACTAATCAGTGTCAATCCCAACGGAATACCGTTGCTGCATTTAGATTTAAGTTTTATTGAAGGAACAGAAGTTGATGCTGAAGATACTGCGGTGTTTACCAGCGAC